AGCACCAAGGGGCGTTCTTAGGGAATCCGGTCCGACAGACCGAAAGACGAAAGTTTTCCTTTAGCTCTTGTTCAGCTACCTAACGAGGGGATTATACCATAGGCTCAGTGTCAAGTGGTTTGTATGGTTTGAATGGCACTTTCGCGCTTTGTTCGTAAATGGCGTCCATCGACGATTCTACGTCTGCAATCTCTTTCGCGGTTAGACTCACTCCTTTCTTTTTGTCTTTTGTCATTTCGTAGATTTCCGCCTCCACCATGCAGGATTCCAGCTCCCGCTCCACCCATGCCCTGAACGCTTTTGGGTCAGTTATGGTGAGGCCGGGAGCATCTCTCCAGCAGAGGGTGCGGAGCGTGCCCTGAAGCATCCCCGCGTAGTAGCTTGTGCAAATGTTACGTTGGTAAAGGCCCGCCCTGAATTCGTTATCTGTGTTCATGTGTTTGGGGTGAATGGATTTTTGACCATAACGCGAAATTGGGAAGCCTGAGCTTTTCCCGCAGCATCCCGCGCAGCCCGCGCAGCAGCCCGCGCAGCAGCCCACGCATCATCCCACGCAGCTTTTCCCGCAGCATCCCACGCAGCAGCTAATTCGCCTCGGCTCGCTTGGCCATTTGCAAATCGCTCAGCCACATCAAGCGCGGCAAGTGATCGAGGGTCAGTTATTAAGTTTCCTGTTTTTCGGCCATGAGCCAAGGGCGTGTTTCGAGCACACCAGACCGCGAACAACCTAAGCGTCCGGTCGTCCAGTCGTCCGGTTTTGTCGGTTATCCATAAGAGCCAATTGGCTGTTGGGCAATTGTCCCAAACCTCGCTCATGGATTGATATTTAAGGGCGAATTTGCGCCCCTCGCTGCAAGCGTCTGTGGCTTCGCAAAATTCTTTTGGTGTCATTTCAGTTAGTTTCATGTGTTTTTTGTTATGCTTAAGCGATTTTTGTTATATTTGTTATATCTCACCGATTTTTGTTATATTTGACTGAGTTTCTGTTTATTTTGATTATCTATCCCAGTGATCGTCATCCTCGGCTCGCCAAATGAACCAGAAAAGAACGAAGGGAATGATGAGAACGAGGGCCAAACTGAGGCTAACGAGGCTGCTGGCGGTCATAATAGTGTCATTTATTGAGTTTTATCTGAGTTATCAGGCAAAGGATTGCCGTTTTCGTGAAGTTTTTGGATATTAGGGCTGATTTTGGTGAAGTTTTTCATTATTAGGTTTTCCAGTTACCGGAAGACGGAAAATAAACGCGCCCTCCCCCCGCATGGCGTGGTCAAACAAGGCGTCAAGGCTCTCGCCTATGGGTATTCCATAGGCTTTACGCCAAGCTTGCAGGCTTGCCAGTGTGCGAGGCTGCACTAGGCCCACAATCCTCACCTTGGGCAAGCGATAAGGTCTAGGCGTCATCGCAGAAGCCTCACGGCGAGGCAGAGGACTAGCGCGCCGATGGAAAGCAGGCAGAGCGCAGCGTTGAGAAGAAGACGTGTCATAAATGTTTTTTGATTTTGGCCCAATAGGCGTTCAGATTGGCTAATTTCTTCCCCGTTGCTTTCATGGCGTTCGGCCCGCCGTTCCAAATTCGGGCTTTTACCTCGTCGCTCTTGCCCTTGCCGTAATGGTTAACGTAAAGTTGAAAGATCGCCTTCGATTTTTCAACATCGAATCGGTCGTTTAGGGTGTAATTTGTCCCCGCTATTCGGTTAACGTCCCGCACGGTTATGGCCCAAATCTGAGCTATTCCCGCCGCCTTCCCCCCGTCACCTACGGCAAGGGCATTTCCCCCGCTTTCAACGGCGCAAACAGCCTCCCAGAGCCCCGCCCTTACGGGCAGGGCTGAAACGGCAAGGCATAGGATGAAGAGAGCGCGTTTCATGCGATTGCCTCCTGAATATCTATTCCATATTCCGCTACCAGCTCCGAAAATTCGGAGCAATTATCCCATACGGGATCGCCATTTGTCGAGAAAACTAGCGAATCACATACGCGGTAGAGCGTGATGGACCAGTCACGGGAATCGGGGTGCTTAGGGTGCCAAAACGTGCCAAATTCCTCCCCGTGGTTGCAGTGGGCTGCTCTGTATTCGTCCTGAATTTGGAGCGACTTAACGTAATCAATCCCGATTTTCATGCGTTGCCCTCCGCTTTGGCGAAAGCAAGACGCCGATACTCCCTTGCCAAATCAGCAAGCTTTTCTCCGCTTAAATAACGGCCCTCCTTATACTCAAACGAGGCCCTTTCGTCATAATCTTTCGCAGTGTCCAAAGCATATCTTTGCGCCCCACAAATTGCGGCCTCCCTAGGGATTTTCTCTGAATCCATAAGATCGACGATAAATTGGTTGAAATCTTCAACTGGGTTCATTTCACGCCCTCCGCTTTGCTTATAACTGAACCAATTCGGGCGCGAATCCATTCGGGGGACTCCCCGGCGTTCGCATAAACCAATTTCAAGGCCGCAAGCAATTCGGGCGCGGCATTTAAGATTGTGACAATTTCGGCGGCATCCCTTTCCCGTGTGCTTTGGTATCCGGCTTCCATTAGACAGACAATCCCCCGATCGGTGAAAATGGCTGGTTGGCCATTGCGTTCGCTTACTTTATATTTGTTTTTCATAGGTTTTCAGCCCGAAGGCCCGCCCCATTAACGGGAGCAGGCTTTTGATTGTGTTTGAGGGTTAATCAATCGGCGTGCGTTTCCATCTTTCCCAAAATGAAATCGGCGGCCCGTTGTCCCTGCGCGGCGGCGTGAATTACCAATTTGGCATCCTCTTTCAACTGCTTTAGCCAACCTTGAATATAAGAGGCGGATGCGGGCAAGGTGTTGTCAATCCCCGAAACAGCGCAAAGGAAAGCCGCGCCCATTTCCGCAACTAGTTCCTCTTTAGCGTAGGTTTCGCCGCCAAACGCCGCAACCTCTGCAACCCCTTTACGATTGAGGCGGCTTTCGTGCCCCGTTGCGTGCGATAGTTCATGGAATAGGGTTGAGTAATAATTCCCCGACGTGTCAAACGTCTCCGCTTTTGGCATTTGAACGCTATCCGTTGAAGGGCGGTAGTAAGCCCTATCCCCGCCGTGCGCCAATTTTGGGGCCCTTGGCATATTGGCAACAATCTTTTCCGCCTCTGCTACGGGGTTAAACTCCGTTCCTTCGATCTTTTCCGCCACCCATTCTATGCCGTCGCACTGTTCAACGTTGAAAACCGTGTAATACTTCAGGAAAGGGATTTTCTTCGGCTTGCCGGTAGCGTCCTTTTCTGTTTTTGAGTCAACCCAATTCCAAAAGACTACCGGCGTTCCCTTCTCCCCTTTTCGCACGCTTCCCTTCAATTCAGCGGCCTGTTTATAGGTTAACCAAAAGGGGCATGAATAAGGGGAAAAGGATAGCAGAAACCAATTGATTCCCCGGTAGGATTTGCGGCTACCAAAGTTAGCAGGGTTACCGCCGTTTTGCGCCTTCCAAGGTTTGCGCCACGGAACTGTCCCCGCTTCCAATTGGGAAACAATGCGTTCCGTGATAATGCTATAAACGTCTTTCTTTTCTTCCGTTTTCATTTGTGTGTGTGTTTCCTATCAATTAAGAGGCAAACGCGCCCCTTTTCAGCCTGAAACCCCGCCTCTCCGGAGAGAAGGCAGGGCAAGGGGTTGGGTTTGTGGGGTTGGTTAGGTGATACGGATAGGCATAATGACGCCCCGCGCTTCTCTCGAGGCAGGATGAACGCCCTTGGTTGCCGTTGCCCTCACTGAAATGGGCTCGCCGGGGTTGAACGTTAAGACAACGCCCTCTGTCCCCATTGCTTGCGCCAATTCGTAAAGCAAAGCCGCATCAAGGGCCAACGTGATTTTGCCTTCTTCCTTTGGCCAAACCTGACGCCAATTGGGGAACGTCTCCCGGCTCTCCCGTGGATAGGTTGCGCCGTTGAGTAGCTTGGCCGAACCGTTGCAGACTAAGTCAACGGAATCGAATTTCTTGGCCAATTTGCGTCCCTCTTTCAATGCAGCCGTTGGCACGTATCCGGCAACATCCTCCGCCGTGATTTCAACAGGCAGTTTAACCATGGCAGCGCCGTTGGTGGAAATGAGATGCGCCGTCCTCTCCGCGTCTATGTCCAAATATGGGAGAGTGATGGCCGCACGGGTGGCGTCTTGGCTAGCAACTTTTTCGACAAGGCAGTTTTTAGGCAGTTTCATAGGCTTTATTTATCTGTTTTTTCTGACTCTGTTTTGAATCCGGCAACGTGCCGGGTTTGCACTCCAAAACCCCGCCCCGGCGAAGCCGGGAGCAGGGCATGGGGTGAAGGTTTTAGTTGGTTAGGCGGAAATACCTACTAGAGTCATTGAATTGGTGGCAATTTGAACGTAGCGTTTACCTTGCGCCATGTAAAGGCCGGATGGCGTTAGTTTAAAGGCCGGATGGCCAACGGCCAAAAATTTGGCAATGGTTTTTGGGGAAAAGGCAACGGCCTTTGTCATCGTGGAAATGTAAACAGTCCGGCCTGATTCCGTTGATGCGTTGATGAAATCCATTGCCTCTTGCGCCTTGTTAATGACGGGAATGGCTTCGATTGCTTGCTTCTCTCCGCGTTCAATTGCGCCCGTGACGTGATAGCGGAGTGTTTCTAATGGATTCATTTGTTTTCCTTTCTGTTTTGGTTGCCTTCGCGGGATGCGTTGGCGATGTGGTGAGAGTGCGTGAGCGTTTGATCGATTGCAAGCTTTTCTTACACAAAAGAAATAAGATACTTCGCAAGTTGCTACGCTTGCAACGATTTGCGCGCTATCTTTTCCACGCGATTTGCGGCCTCTAATACCTCACACCGTAAGAGCAGAGCAAACAGAGAGCAGAGAGCCCATTCAAAGGAAGAGAGCCAACAGCCAACGCTAGGTTGCCTGCCTGCCTCGCTTCATCTCGCCCCACCGTTCCAATCGCCTAGAATGCATTCCCTCCCCTTACGCATAACCCCTTCACGCGTGCCCCAATCGCTCACCAGGTCGCCGAGATTCAGTCTCAATAGGCTATTCGGCTGGGACATCCTATGTCTTACCCATGGTTTGGGCTGGATACCTAGGACATCCCTTGTCTCACCCCTGCATCCCGGTAGGGGGGGAGGGGGATCGCGGTCGGGGGGGGGGTGGGGTATTGTAATTGGTCAGAACGCCCCCATAAAAAAATCTTGTAAATGGTCCTTCCTAAAAGGAGAGACGGGAAAACATAGTTGAAGAAGACGGGGAAACATAGTTGAACAAATGTCTTGACAGAAATTTTGGGGGCTCAGTACAATCCATACGCAAGCGAGAGATAATGCTTAAAGACTTTTTTTCATTGTTTTTGTTTGGCATTCTATGTCTGGATTGTTTCAAGTATAAGTCGATTATGATCTATTTGTCTAAAGTATGAGCCTAGAGAACATTAGCCCCGTTCTATTGTCCTCCCTAGTGGACAGTGATTGTCGCACCCTAGAGGCGCGGGAGCCGACGAAGGCTATGCTGTGCTTGGAGCAACTAGCTGAGGGGAATACGTGGGAGGAGATAGCTGAGGCTACGGGATTCTCGTTCAATCAGATTAGTAAGGTGAAGGCGCGGCATGAGACGGCCATAGAAGTGAGAAGGAAGCAGTTGGCGGCTGATGGGTTTGAGATGGCAGAGGGGTTGAGGTTGTTGGCTAAACAGAAGCTAGAGATGCTGGCGAACAACCCAGATGCTTTGGCTAAGGTGAACATTCGGGATTTGGTGTTGTCCTATGGCATAGCCGTAGATAAGGGTATGCAGGCTCTAGGTGAGAACAAGGTGGTGGTGGAACATAAGGCCGGGAAGCCTAGCTTGGAGGATGCTATGAAGGCTATAGCTGATGCTAGGGCCGCGTTACAGAAGGAGGCTATTAGCATATGATTTGGAGGAAACACGCCATTCTCACGCCACCAACCAATGAGGAAATGGCGCAAATGCAGCCGGAAGTTCTGGCTAATCTCTACGACATCTACCATCAGGCAATAGAGAACAGCATACGAGACCCTTACAGATATGGGTTTAAACTACCTCACTGGAAGAAGGCAGAGGAGTTGTTAGAGTCTTTCAATGAAATACTTGTGAGCGGCGGCAATAGATCGTCCAAGACCACTTGGGCGGCAACGGCTGTGGTGAAAGCAGCAATGGACAACCCCGGCAGCGTCATCATGTGCTTCGCCCAGAACGCAGACGTTTCCATTAGACAACAACAAAGCGCAATATATGATGCACTCCCAGAAGAACTTAGGAAGAAAACACTTAGTGCTGAAGAGAACATTAGCTACACGCGGAAGAACGGCTTCTCGAAAAGCAGCCTCATCCTCCCGGTCACGAAGAGCCACATCATCTTCAAGACCTATGCTCAGTTTCTTAACAACGATACTATTCTGGAAGGAGCGGAGCTGGGCAGCCGTGAACCGGTATGGCTCAACCTTGGGGCGTGGTGTGATGAATATCTTATTGGGCCTGAGCTACTACGCACTCTGCGCTTTAGATTGGCTACCCGTAACGCCAAAATCATTGTTACGTTCACTCCGATTGACGGTTACACGGAAGTGGTGCGAGACTACCTTGAGAAAGCAAGAACTGTTGAAACCAAAACGGCGGAACTCCTCAATGACAGACCGGTTCCGTTTATTCAGCACGCTGCAAATGGAAACAGCGCAATCATTTATTTCCATTCAAAAGACAATCCGTTTGGCGGTTATGATCGTATTGCTCAGGATTTACAGGGCAGGGGCGAGGAAGAAATCCTAACGCGAGCTTACGGGGTTCCAACCAAGAGTGCGTCCACTAGGTTCCCTATGTTCTCGCGGGAGGTTAACGTCATACCACATGACAAGATACCGCGTGATAACGTAACACGCTACATGATCTTAGACCCGGCTGGGCGCAAGAACTGGTTCATGTGCTGGATAGCCGTAGATGAAAGCGAAACCTACTACGTCTATCGTGAGTGGCCGGATGTGAACGTAGGAGATTGGGCCAAGTGGCATGGAGGACGATGGATAGGTGGAGACGGCAGCAAGGGGCTTGGCTACGGCATTAAGAACTACGTTGACCTAATCATCCGGTCTGAGTCGGACGACAAGGAGGAGATACTGGACAGGCTCATTGACCCGCGCCTTGGCGCAGCCAAGTATCAATCGCAGAACGGCGCGAGTTCGATCATTGAAGACTTGGCAGACAACGGACTGACATTCAACGCTGCTCCCGGTTTGGACATTGAGGACGGCATTCAAGCCATCCAGAGCAAGATGGCCTACAATCGTAAAGCGAAGATGGATAGCCTCAACCGCCCACGATTCTATGTCTCAGAGAATTGCCAGAACATCATCACTGCCCTTCAGGAATACACGGGAGACGGCGGGACGGATGAAGCATGGAAAGACCCGATAGACGTAATCCGCTATGCGTGCATTGACGGCATACGCTGGATGGATAAGACAATACAACAACCAAAACGAAGGAGCGGATACTAATGGCTAAAGTAAAAATCATCACGCTGGCCGACAGGCTGGGCAAGACAGTTAACGAGCTGCTTAAGATTAAAGCGGCAAAACTAAAGGAGGGGCTGCACTACTCAGGATACGGAAAGAACACCTACCTCACCGAAGAAGCCGTAGAGTTAATTGAGCTATCGCTTGAGGCTCCGCTTGCTGTTCCAAACAAAATTAGGGCAACGGTGTTGATGGAAGCCCGCAATCCACGATGGGTTTACGCAAAGCTAGAGGGGCATGAAGGCAAGGTGCCTGTTGCAATCCCTCGCAAACTCCGTGGTAAGCTGTTGGGCAAACGAATAAATGTTGACGCAATTACAGACTCATCCGGTGGAACTACCTATCGCCATGAAATGCTTGGAGATTGATATTACATTGGATCGTAAA